TTCGCGCAGTTCCCGGACGCCAAATTGGCAGATTACCAGGACTACCGCGAAAACTATCGTGATGGGGTGCGTGAGAGTCGGACGCAGGCCGAAACCCGCGTCAGTGCGATTCAGAGCCAGTTTCAGAGTCGCCTGAAAGCGGTGCAAGACGGCAATCCGAAGATTTGGGATACCGTGCCGGACGAGCTGAAAACGGCGAAGGCGACAGGGATCTCCCTGGATGCCAACGCCCAGCGCACCGCCTGGAACGACATGGCCCGTGAGTGGGCCTTGTCCGAACATGCCGATGCGCTGCTCGAGCACTTCTCAGCCCATCCGGACGATGCACGCCAGATCGCGACGTTGCCTGACGAACGCAGTGTGATTGCGGCGATGGCTCGCCTTGAAGCTCGTTTGACCTCGGATTCGGTGAACCCACAGAAGGCCGTGCGACCTCGCACGACCACTTCCGCTCCGGAACCTCCGTCCACGACGGTGGGCCGGCGCACCACTGGCGTCATTGACGATGCGATGGGTGCTGTTCAGCGGAAGGATGCGGGCTCCTACATCGCGATCAAGAACCGCGAAGACGCGATGCGAGGGACCCGATGAGTAGGTTCCTCCGATGGCGACGAACGTCTTTCAATTTGTCGACTGGTTGTCGATGGAGGGTCTGCGGATCCTCGTCAACAGCCTCGAAGTAACGGAGCATTTCGAGACCAAATACAGTCAGGATTTCCAGCAGGAGTTCGCCATCGGCGGCTCCGAGCGGATTCCGCTGCCCCAGCAGTTCACGATTCGCCACGGGCTTGGCTACAACCCGCAGGCGATCGATCGCGTCTACGCCACGGCGAACTTCCTGCCGCCGTTTGGTGTGGACTTCGAGTGGGATGACGTCCAGGCCGCGTTGGAAGCCGAGCGCGGGATGGAGCGGTTCAAGGAAGAGTATCTGGAGCCGGCGATGGCCCAGATGGCGCAGGAGATCGACTCTCAGGCCGCGCTCTTCGCCTACCAGAACAGCAACAACATCGTCGGCACGCTCGGCAGCGACCCGAACAGCCTGAAGATTTTCAACCAGGCGCGTCAGGTGCTCATCGAGAACGCGGGCTGGTCGCAGGGTGACAAGGGCTGCATTATCCCGCCGCAGGTGAACACGGCGCTCGTCCCGACCGCACAGGGCTTGTTCAACCCGCCCTCGGCGATCGCGAAGCAGTATCAGGAAGGCGCGATCGGCCGCTACGGCGGGGCCGACTGGCACGAGTCGATGTCGCTCTACGACCACACCGCGGGGAACTTCCAGGGCGCGGTGACGGTCGATGGGGCAAACCAGTCGGGCAATTCGCTCTTGGTCCACTGCACGTCCGGCGACGTGTTCAACCAGGGCGACGTGCTTGGGATCACGGGCGTCTACCCGGTGAACCCGATGACGCGGCGGCTGACCTCGAAGACGAGCCTCGCGCCGTATCTGGTCACGGCGACCACGACCGCGACGGGCTCGACCTGCACGATTCCGGTGTCCCTGGGTGGCACGACCCCTGTCTACGGGCCGGGCAGCCAGTATCAGAACGTGAATGCACTGCCGGGCGACACGGCCACGGTCACGCTCTTCCCCGGCACGGCGTCTCCGAACGGTCTTGTCGGCAAGCAGGGACTCCTGCTCAACAAGGGCGCGTTCGCCATCATCGGCGCGAAGTTGCAGGTGCCGAAGGCCGTCGAAATGGCGGCGCAGCATCGTGACCCGACGACGGGGATCGCGGTGCGGTTCGTGCGCGCGTGGGATCCGCAGCAGAGCAAGATGACGAATCGCCTCGATTGCCTCATCGGCTTCGGTGCGCTCCGTCCCAACAACTGCTCAGTGAGAATTTTGTGTGCTGCTTGATCTGAGCGCTTGCAGGATATGGTCAGGGACCGTGCGCTTCCTTGGACGCGCCGGTCTCTGATTGTTGAACTGCTCGGCATATGTGGCCCATCGCACGTTTCCGGGTTCATAATTGCCGTCGTTGTCAATGCGATCGAGTGTGAGATTAGGATGAGGACGTTTACCAATATCTTCAAGGAAATGCTGAAACGATTGCAGCCACCGGTCACAGACAGAAATTCCTCGTCCGCCGTAATAGGCAAACGCTGGATTTCGAGGATTGGTGCAGCGCTGTTTCAGATGGTTCCAGCAGGCATATTCCGGCGTGTTCGTCGCGCCGTGCGTGCGTCTGTGCGAACCAGCCAGCTCGTCGCGAAGGCATCCGCACGATCTCGTCATTCCCTTATTCAGATGGCTGGTGTCAGCCTTGACCGTCTTGCCACAGTCACATTGGCACACCCACTGGCCACGCTTTGGCGGTCTCGCAGCGTAAGAGACGGCTACCAGCCGTCCGAAACGTTTGCCTGTCATGTCCTTGGCTGGGCGTCCAGAAAAGTAGCGGTTTCCCATTTGGTTAGTTTAGCGCAGTTTGTTCAAACTGCTTAGGAAAAAGCATGGCGACTTCAACTCCAGCGAATCCTTCCTACGGCACGACGTTCAGCCCGCTCCGTGGTGAGCCGGCGATGGGCAATGTGCCCATGCCGTTCATCACGGTGACGACCCTAGCGGCGGGCACCACGGCGACACTCACCGCGGCCGAAATGGTCGGCGGGATGATCCTGCACGACCCGACCGGCTCAGCCACGGATACCACGGACACGGCCGCCAACATCATCGCGGCGTGTCAGGGGGCCGCTGTGGGCCAGTCGTTCGTCTTCACGCTCGTGAACATCGCGGACGCCAGCGAAGTCATCACCGTGGCTGCGGGCACGGGCGTGACCTTGGCGGCCTACACACCGGCGACGGCGCTCTTCACCATCGGGCAGAACAACCTGAAGTCGTTCCGGGTGGTGATCACGGCGCTGGCGGATGCCGGGAGCAACACGGCGGCGGCAGTCACGATCTACTCGCTCGGCACGGTGGCGTTCGCGTAAGACAGGCTGGGGACGGACGACTGGCAACGGTCGTCCGTCTTCATTTTTGGGAAAGGTTCCATGGCTAAGCAGACGCTCACGCAAGAGGGGTGCTTTACCGACGATTCCCTCACGAAGATCAATGCGAACTTCACCGAACTGTATGCCTCAACGGCTGGCGGCACGCTCACGAGCGCGCACCTGCTCGTCGGCAACAGCTCGAACGTCGCGACTGACACCGCGATCACTGGCGACGTGACGATCGGTAACACCGGCGTCACCGCTATCAAGTCCAGCGTGACACTCACGACTCCTGTCCTCGGTGTGGCGACTGGCACGAGCATCAACCTGTCTGGAGACTGCCGGGCGGCGACGTTTCATGCGGGTGCGACCGCAGGGGTCACGGCTGGTCCGTTCACGACCGTGGCCTCGATTCAGACCATCGGCGGCATCGTCACGACGCTCACCGGCAGCTAATCGATGCCAGCACGTTCAATCGACAGTCTGGTGCAGACCGCGCTGGGGGAACTACAGCATCGGATTCTAGTGCTGATTGCCGAGAAGGAACTCCTCGAGGAAGGCATTGAGGCGTTAAAGAAAAGCATCGCGGCCCATCGGTATGGGGCGCCGAAGGACGAATCGAAGGAGTCATGACTGACGCGCTGGTGCCGCTGCCGTTTCCTCCGACCTGGGTCTACCGTGGCCCGTGGGATCCGACGCGGCATGACGCAACGGCGGCCAAACTCGTGACATCAGGCGCGGCGCTCCGTGAAGCCTTGGCGGACGGCTGGCGACGACGGCCGGACGTCGTGGACCCTGGGGAGGGTGGTTCCTCCGAGGACGTATGGGCCTCGGAGCCCGCGGCGCTGTCAGTCGCGCCGGTCGTCAGCCAAGAACCGAAGCGGCGTGGGCCGGGACGGCCGAAGCGAGAGTAGATGCCGTCCGTTCCGGTCATCACCGTCCTCTCGGACAGCCTCTTCGAGCTCACCTCGCTCTCGCCGGGCGAACCGATCGGGCCAGGCTTGGGCGAGTTCGTCTTGGGCCGGCTGAATCAGATCGTGGATAACTGGAACGCGGAGCGGGAAGCGGTCTACGCGGAAGAGTTTCTGGAGTTCACGTTCGTCCCTAATCAGCAGACCTACACGATTGGGCCGAACGCGGCGGACTTCAACGTGTCAGTGCGGCCGGTCTCGATTGAACTGGCGAACGTCATTCTGAACACGAATCCGCCCGTGACGGTGCCGATCAATATCCGTGATTACCAGTGGTGGTCTGGGTTGAGCGTGCGAAACGTCTCCGGCACGTATCCGAGCGACCTTTACTATCAGCCGGATTGGCCCAATGGGCAGCTCAATTTCTACCTGATTCCAACCGTCGCCTACGGGCTCGAACTCATCACGCGCGTGACGCTCGCGGCCTTCACGATCCAAGGCGTGATGAACCTCCCACCGGGGTATCAGAACGCGCTGATGCTGACCTTGGCGGAAGACATCGCGCCATCGCTCGGCAAACAGGTATCGCCGAAGACAGAAACCAAGGCCCGGCAGGCACGGGCGCGGATCTTTGAGAACAACAGCTTCGTGCCGCAGATCGCCACGCAAGATTTCGGGATGCCGAACAACAATAGGAACCGCACCGACTGGAACTACTTGAACGGCGGCACGGTCAGCTCGAATCGTTAAGGGGAGCGCATGGCCTCACCAGGACTCGGATTTGTTCGTAAACCGGCACTGAACGCCGCGACGGCGACAACGGCCTCTGGTTTCGTCAACGTGCAGGGGACGCAGACTGTGTCGGTCTACCTCAAGAGCACGGGGACGACCTCGAGCGGCGTCGTGACCATTGAAACTGCGGACTTCGCGCAGGATCAGGAGTCGCTGGGTTACTCCGGCACATGGAGCGCGGTGACGACCGTGAATGCTTCGACCTTCACTGGCGGAGCGCAGACGATGGTGGTGCTGCCAGCCGGGGCTTACAGCTACGTGCAGGTGCGCGTCTCGACCACGATTGGCGGCGGCGGCTCGGTGTCAGCGGTTGTGGTGGCGGCCTAGTCATGGGTCAGCAAATCGTCCTCGGCTCTGGGGTGACATCGGTCTCGGCCTCTGGCGCGCTGACTGGCACGGGCGCTGGTGGATCGCCACTTGCCGTCGCCGTCGATGGCGCGACCATGACTATCACGGGCGACCAGCTCGTCGCCACAGGCACGTTTGGCGCAGAATCCGTCTCTGCGACCGCCTTTCTCGTTGGGGCGACGGCGGGAATTGACACGTCGATCACGACGGCTGGCCTTGTCGGCAAGACCATCACGGTCTCTAAAGGGATCATCACCGGCTTTGCATGAAGATCCCCATCGTTGGTGGCAGTTATCAGGGATTGGCGCGGATCGTTGATAGCGAGCGCAGCATCAACCTGATTGTTGAGCGGCCCGCGCCGGATTCCGGGGCGCTGGGAGCCTTGCTCGGCGTGCCGGGCTATTCCGTCTTCTGTTGGTTGCCTGGCGCTCCAGTCCGAGCGATCTTCTGGCAGGATGGCCGAGGGTTCGCGGTCTGCGGCGGCGGCTTCTACGAGTATTTCGCCAATGGCAGCTTCACGCGTCGCGGAAATGTGGCCGTCGATGGCAATCCAGCGTCGATCTGTTCCAACGGGCAAGCGGGGTTCCAAATATTCGTCGTCTCAGGTGGACACGGCTACATCTTCGACCTGAACACACTCGCGTTTACCGACGTCACGAGCCAGTCTGAATTTCCAGCCCCAGCGCTCACGGGGTTTTTCACGGACGGCTACTTCGGGGCGTTCCAGCAGGACTCGATCACCTTCTCGCTGTCGAATCTCGAGAACGGGCTCATCTGGGACATCGCCCAAGGCGGCAAGGCGCAAGTCTCGCAGTCCTCCGACAACATCGGGAACTGCATCGTGAGCCATCGGGAGATTTGGTTTCCGGGAAGTAAGACGACGGAAGTCTGGTCGGACATTGGGACGGCTGATTTCCCCTATGCCCCGATTCCAGGCACGACCATCGAGCGCGGCATCGATGGCCCGTTCACACTCGCGTCGATTGACAACACCGTGATGATGGTGTCGAAAAATCAGGACGGCTCACGGGATGTCGTCCGGGCGAACGGCTACGCCTTCCAAGTCGTCAGTAATCCCGGCATCAGCAATCTGTTGTCGGCCGCGCCGTCGATGGAAGGCTCGATTGCGTGGAACTACGTGCAGAACGGCCACGCCTTCTACATGCTCTCCGTGCCTGACATGGAGACGGACTACGGCATCACGACGCTGTGCTACGACGTGTCCAACAACACCTGGACCGAGCGAGGCTTGTGGAATCCGAACACGGCACAGAACGGCATTCAGTTCATTCCTGACCTCGGGCGCTGCCACTGCTACGGCTTTGATCAGCATCTCGTGGGTGACCGCCAGAGCGGCGCGATTTACACGATGTCCTTCAACCAAAAGGCGATGGATGTCGTCTTGGTATCAGCATGAGCGCGCCCATCCCCGGCTCCATTCTCGTCACGTCAGATGCGGGAGATGCCGTCCAGGGGGATTCGGCGCTGTTGAATCCGACCACGGGGACGGTCCTCTCGACCCAGTCCTTTATTTATGCCCGAAGCGCCGACCGCGTGCCCTCAGGCGTCAATGCGATTGGGCGACAGCAATCCAGCTCTGACGCGACGATTGTGGCGCTCGACGTCTACGACACGTCCCTCACGCTCGTCGCCTCCATCACCAGTCTGGGCAGCGGCAATCCGCAAACGTCCCCGATTGGCGGCAATACCAGCGACAGTTTTTATATCGCGATCACGCCGTTCGGGTTTACCACGCATTCGACGGTCTATCGCGTGTCGTCGGCTGGCGTGCTCGACCCGACCTCGTGGTCCATTCCGACGTCATCAACCCCCAACTCGAATGCGCTCATCGGGATCGCCCCGTCAGCCGATAACCGATGGCTGTATTACACGGTTCAACCGCCGACCGGTGACGCACTCCTCAGTTTTGACCTGATTAACAATGTGCCCGGTCCGACCGTGCTAACGCTCGCACCCACGGAGGCGTTCATTCAGCCGGGCAATTTGCTGATGTTGCCGAACGGCAACCTACTGGTGTTTGTCGCCACAAACTCGGAGACGGCATTTGAGGTGCGACAACTCACGACGACGGGCGTGCTCGTGCGCACGTATCCCCTCGCGGCCGATGCCGCCAATGGCGATGCGCCAGAATTGTTCCGCGATTACGATCCCGAGTTCTTTTGGATGCGCACGTTTCCCGACGGGACGCTGCACACGTCGTTGTTTACGCAGTATTCGCTGACCACGGGCTTGCAGATTGTGCAGTGGACGTCGCAGAATCTCAATGGCAGCGGGCAAGTGCCGGCGACGTGTCCCAATATCGTAATGGGGCCTGAACCTCCGGGCACGGCGAAAGTCGGCCAGCGTCAGACCGTGCCCATTAAGTGGGTGCGGCGCACGTCGCAGATGTCGGATGAACTCCTGTGGCTGTTCTTCAGCGAGTTCCAACTGATGTTTCAGCCGGGCGTCGGACAGGCGAACGATCCCGGCGCGAATCCGCAGATCGGCTTGCGCTGGTCGAACGACGGCGGGAATACGTGGAGTAATCAGCGCTGGGTGAGCGCGGGACTCCAAGGGCAATACGGCACGCGGGCGATCTGGCGCATGTTGGGACGTGCGCGGAACCGCGTCTGGGAACTGACCTCCACTGATCCGGTCGTCTGGGCGATGGTGGATGCGTTTGCGACGGTGGAGAAGCAGGCATGAGCCAACTGCCGATGTATCCGCCGCAGCAGCATGACGTGGTGGGGCCAGATTCTCAGGGCACGCCCGCGCGGAAGATTACGCGGCCGTGGCTCGCCTATCTGCAAAGCCTGACGACGAACGTCGTGAACTCCGTCACGCATACCGGCGCACTCGTCTTGAACCGCCTGATTGTCGGTAACGGCGGACAGGATATCCGCGCCGAAGCGCTGAGCGACGGTCAGATCCCCATCGGGGCTACGTCAGACGGCACCGTGCAGCCCGCGACGATCACGGCTGGGGCCAACATCGCCGTCACTAACGGCTCGCACAGCATTGAGATTGCTGCGACTGGCGTGGTCACTGGACCGGCCGGGGCCAATACTGACATCCAATACAACGACTCCGGCGTCTTTGGTGGCGATGCCAACCTGACGTGGGACAAGACGAACCAGCGCATCACGATCACAGGGAGCGCAAACGCTTCGGCAGCTCAGGTTGTTCAGAACAGCAGCGAGATCGCGCTATCTCCATCAGTCAATCAGGACACGATCTATCTCGGCATGAAGCAGGACGACACAGGGGCAATCGTCCCCATTGTTGTGAACCCGGCTTACATTTTCAGAACTGAAACACCCGTGCAAGTCGGCATGGAAGCCGATCCGGGCCAATCGCCACCCACGCCTGACCCGTTCGCTCAAGGCATCGGATTTCAGATTGCTGGGAGTGGCGCGACAGAACCTTTTTCATTTGAAGCTTATCAATATGGGGGTCTTGGGACCGGTGCGGTTCCAGGCATGGCCATCCTGGCCGATCGTAATGATAGCGGCGGCGGGGCCACTGGCGTCATTGGCGGCCAACTGAAAGACGGTCGCTGGTTTGTCATTTGGGCTGATGCCACTGGTGCGATGCGTTACAGCATTGGCGCGTTACTCGACGCGATTCGACAGACTGAAGACAACTCGGTCAGCGACACGAGCGGGACGCTGTTTGCGACGGGGCAGGCCATAATGACGACGAACGTTTTCTCGAGACGCAGCGAGTCGACCGCGCGCGTTGTGATGGTGGGTTCTCAGGCATCGTCACCCTCAGCGGCGTCTGGGAATTGGGTGCCGCTTGCGCTCGGCACGGAGCCGTTGCAGTTTGTCTCTGACGGAGCTGGTAATCCCGTCTTCACATGGTTTGCGCCTTAAGAGGAGAGTGAGTTATGGCTGCCCCTTCAATTCGTCTCGCGGGTCCAGCGTATCTGGCGTCGTCGGCGACCAACGTCTATACCCCCCCGTCGTCGTCGCAGGTGACGCTGCGGACCTACATCACGCAGATCCATCTGGCCAACGTCACCAATGGGGCCGTGACCTGGACGCTCTACATCGGCGGCACGGGCGGATCGACGGGCGGCACGGAAATCGGCAAAGCCGTCTCCATCCCGGCGAATACTAATTCGGACCTCTACTTCGGAGACGGGATCGAGATGGCGACGACGGATTTTCTCAGCGGACTCGCCAGTGCTGGGTCGTCCATCACGGTCACGATCAGCGGCTACGTGCAAGCGGTGTAGTCGATGGCCGATCTCACGCTGAATCGTTATATCGCCTCTGGCAGCACGGCGGCGCGATTGGCCTTCACGCCGTCGCCGGCGACGCCGGGCAGCGGGCCTGCCTTTGGAGAAGTGTGGTGGGACACTGATCTCCAGGCGCTCTTTGCGTGGAACGTTGGCACGGCAGCCTGGGTCGCCGTCGCTGGAAGTGGCACGGTGGCCGCCTCGGCGATTGCCCAGATTCTCCGACGCCAAGATGACAACACGCGCGTCGTCATGATCAATCAGGGCACCTCTGGGGGCGGAGGAGGCTCTGGCACCGTGACCTCGGTCGCAGTGGCC